GTCCATTTCATCTTGATCTATAAGGCACACACTGAGCCTTGAACACGTACTGCACTCCAACACCTTTACATTGGGAGGCAGGTTATTCACCACTATGCGCTCTATTTGATTGGTTACTTTCTTACAGCTACGGCACTCATATTTAATCGCCATAGTTAGATTTACCCAGGTAACGCATCTCAAACAGGTTATTTTGAGGGATCCAATAGGTATCTTGGCGTGGATGCTTGTACTTCGGCACAAGGGCCATAGAAGCGGGCAGCCAGCCGGCTAGGCGATACACCGGGCTTTTTCCGATGACCAAGATACATACATCATTAGGCCTATTAGATTGATTAGCTTGAAGGATCAACGCTCCATTTGTGTAGCGCGTGTGTTTGACCTCGATACGTGTGCCTACATCCGCCTCTGACTTGAAGGTATTAATACTGGGATTAAATCCAGTAATACCAAACCACTCAGCTACTGCTATCTCTGCTCCAGCGCTTTCTGCGTGTTGCGAAATCATTTCGTGGTAGTTCAAGTTTTGGCCGTAGAGCCTTGTGAAGTAGCCATCTTGCATGACTCGGGCGCGGTCTAAGGCTGCTTGGTGTGCGCTTATCTCCTGCGCCCTGTCCAGGATTACTTCATCTATCCTCGGCATTGAGAGCATAGCCATACCACCTCTTCGCCACCGACTACCTGAATAGATAATCCGCCCTGACGTGGCTGGTATGTATCGCACTGGTCGCATAGATCAACAGGAGAAGAGCTGACCGATCCATCCAGGTGGATTGTTGTAGCTATCCCACCTTTGATTATCTGCATCTCACCCATTAGAGCCACACTGCTTTACATTGATCTTTACGTACCTTAGAAGGGCATGTGTATCCCTTGTAAGTGTTACCTGTTTTCTCGCTGCGGCCTTCTTTGTACAGCATCCGGCCATGACTACAGCTCGGCACACTCTCGACTATCTCGCCGCCTAATTGATCCTGCACTAACGCAAGGGTTGAACCGAAAGAGGTTGCGGTACCTTCACTCTCAAAGGTTTTTACTTCCAGTGTTGTCCATAAATCATCACTGATTACAGACTTTAGGGGAGCAGGCTGGACTTTCTCCATGTCATCTCGCGTTGCAGTCTGTCCACCTTTAAGGAGCGTGATTGCTCTGCCAAGACACGATGAAGCAATATCCTCTGCGTAAAACCTACGCATGTTTGGGTTATAAAGATCCCTAAACCCATGAGCGATATTAGTAGCCGCAGGGTGAGCATCATCAACATCTCGATAAACTTCAGCCCGGCACGTGATGTAACCCTTCTCAGGATCGTGGTGGATAATTTCAATGTTTGACCTTCCCATTGGATAATTTTCTACAAACCATTTGTTCAACATGGCCACAGTTTCATACGAGCTAAGATCAAACATGTGTTACCTCTTCCTCAGCGATGACGTCAAAACCCATCTGACGTGCCTTGAGTCTGTGATCTCGCTGCTTTAATTCAGCCGCTAGGAATTGCAACCTCCTACGAATTACAGGTATTTGAGCCTTTGATACGGCTGACATTTGTTCTTGTAATGTCCAAGTCTGAGTGCCATCTTTACCCCAGCCTTCTGAGATGTTGAGTAAACATGCTCGACAATATGCGCGTGTTTGACCATTAGTCGAAGTAGCAATCAGGAGGGCTTGTGTCATGGCTTGTGGATACCACTCATCTTTATTTTTCTTGCCCCAAGCATCTTTACAATGATCGCACCAAGTGCCGGTAGCTGCGTGTGTAACAAAACTCATGATTGCACCGACTTAGCGCCACGGCGGTAGCCCATTTGTGTGCCGATTTTCTTGCCCTCGTTAAAACCCTTTGCATAGAAAAGCACGGCTGTAATTGAGGCCACGATAAACATATAAATTAACACTTGTATCTCTAAAACTGTACTCATTGTCTTACGCCCTTTGATAAGGCCGATACGATCTAAACCCTGAGAGCTTAGCCCGGCTCGGCAGTTAGTGGTACACCATAAGGGTAAAGCCACCCACCGACAATATGCCTACGACACGCTGGGAGGTGTTTCCTCTTTGCGAGATTTAGACTTGAGCCCGTTACTAGCTAACACGCCACCCAGGGAACCAGTAAGGAAAACTGTAAGAGTAGTAAGCAGGTCAATAAATGCCCTGTCATTAGGAGCTTGTGCACTTACCGGTTGAGTTACAAAGATAAGCGCGTAAAGCATCCCAAACACCGACATAGCAAAAACCACAGCTAAGGTCATACCAATAAAAACTATGAGGCGAGCGTGTAGTTCCTCAGGGCTTAAACGGCTCATAGATTTCCTCGGGTATAAGGTCTTTTGTGCACGTACCAAGTACCTCACAGCTCGGCGGCTGGCACTCGGGCTTACTCCAATTTTCGTACTCTTGGCACTCATACCTTACCCATCCTTGATAACCGCACCCCGATAGGAGCAGACTCCCCAAAATCGCCCCTATCAGGGCTCGCATTAGTTAGCGCCTACGCCGAATTGCTTTTCACTAGGTGAAAGAGCTTTAAGCAAAGGGCCTACTAGTCCAGCGATAAACGCATTAGCTAGTGTTTTTGGATCAGTAATGCCTGAGAGATAAAGGGCTCCCACGCAACTAATAGCAGCTCTCAGGTAAGAGAGGCCTGCCGCTTTCAATTGTTCGCTCATTGTTTATTTACCTTATCTAGCCCTAATTTAGTTATGAGTTGTTTTGCTTTATCCGGGGTAATTGCTACCTCGAAATGCATTTCATCCTTACGGTTTACGTAATCGCCACCCCACTTAAGGCCGTATTTTTTTGCCAGTGCTCGGATCATTGGCACCTTTTCGTTTGGAAAAGTACCTACCTTCCCTAGCGCGTGTTTAGTAGCGTTTATATCTATGGCAGTACCGGAGGAGTGGCAGCTCAATTTGTCCTCGCTACCGCGTACCATCCTGTAGGCATAACTCCAGTCATCGAATACGCCGCCCTCTACAGGCTCGATAAGCGTATGAAACTCGGCAGTAAAGCCGGCTAGTAATGGGCCGCACCCCTCAGCGCATCGCAGCTTTAGGTTTGTACCCTCGACCTTGTAGCTCGTGATACGGATTTCCTCCGGATCCTTTGAGGCAGGCCAGCCGTTATAGCTTGTTTGCATTTTGCTTAATCATTTCATCATAAGTAGTTTTAAGCATTGAGGTAAATTCCCCGTTGCCGTGGTCAATAATGACGTGTTCTGCGCCAAGTTCATCTGTAAAAAAAGTTACATCAGACATTAGAGTTCTGCTCCAAATCCTAGATAGCCGCCAGTTGTATTCTGTTTAACAAAACAAAATCTGTTTGTGGTCATACCCGATGAGTTAAATTGAACCCCGATGCTTGTCGCGCTTGTAATGGAAATAATGCTCGCAGTTGTGACGGCGGTTGTTGTGCCATTCATATCAGTCACACTTAAAGCAGCATAATCAAGCGTTGTTGGAACTACTCGCATTGTTACAGGTAAGGGAGTAAAAGCAAAAGCAGCACCTGATGTAACAATATAACCGCTGTTTGCTAGTAATCCATCTGATGCAGCGGAGTTATTAGTTCTAAAGTAATACCTTTGACAGTTTGCAAGTTCACCCTGAATAGTTCCACCAGCACGGCTAAAGGTTGTTGGAGTGCTGCCCAATTCAACCTGTACTCCTGTAATTTCGTAATAATCTGCTGCACCTGCCGTACCTACTGGGGCAAACTCCGTATAAATTCCAATTTCCGTAGTAGCCGCTGCAATAGTGGCTGTTCCGCTAAATCGTTGCCACGTTGTTGTAAGTGTTGGAGTAAGTGTTATAGGAATAGCCTGAGCAACATATCCTGTAAGTAAAACATTTTGGTCTGTTCCTGTACCAGTTCTTAGGCTGATAGATATTTGACTAGATGCTCCTGAAAAGTTTGCGCCCTTGCGAGCATAAAAAGAAAAAGTAACCGCTTTACCAGCCATAGGTATTGAATTAACTGACTCTAAACTATTGCCTGAATAAATTGTAGTTGTAGATGTATTTCCTGAGTCACGCGATACGCGAGTGCAATATTGGATGCTTGGTAAGTTAGTTGTATCGTTTGTTACTTGTCTAGATACCGTGCTCCCTGCTACTGCTCGGTAATACTGCCAGCGGTCTGCGGTGTAAGTTCCTGTACTTGGTACAAAAGATGTGCCGCGTTGCCATATATCCATACCGCCGTTAATGATGGCATTTTTACCTGCTTGGTAAGAGAGTGTGCTGCTAGTAAGTAGGTTAATTGTGCCGTTAGTATCGTTTACATCGGATGCTGAATAGACATCTCCATCCGCGTACGAAACTTTCGTGGGCCATCCAACAGCCATTATGTAGCCCTCCTTAGGGTTTTAGTAGTTAGCATCTATGAGCGCCTCCTCAGTAGTAAGTGTTGTATCCCAGCTATTAGCCGTAATATCGTGAGCAATACCCTGGCACTGCAGGGTTTGAGTTATGACCGTGCCTGCTTGGCCATAGTTGGTAATTTCCATAGTGTCAAAATAATCTAGGCTGAGCGCCGCATCTACTCCAGTGGTATAGCCAAGGGTTACAAGATCTAGGGTTATCTGACTAATAGTTAAAATGGCATCTTTACGAGCCCCTACGTAGCTAGTTGCTAGACTGAGCGCCACCCCTGTGGTCTGCATTAACATAGACTCGGCCGTAATGGCTCGCGTAAAGTATTGAGCGATAGAGGTTGCATCCTCGTAAGTCTGTGTAGCTAGTCCAATAGGGGTAACACTGGCCTTGTTCACTATGGCTTTATCATTAAAACTGAATTGGATCTTTGAGTAATTTATACCTGTTACTCCATCGTTATTAAACTCGATAGGGGTAACGCTTTGTGCATCGTAACAAAACGTACGGTTCTTAAATACTGCGTTACCTGCTCGGTCAATGTAAAACGCTCCGGGCCCTTCTGTGAACTCGACTGTATTGCAGGCATCTAGCACCGTGCGGTTTCCACCCGGATCTACCTGGCAGGTTGTGTTGCCTGTTTGTATCGAGCGCTGAGAGTTAGGAAAGGAAACCATGTCCAAAATCTTATTTATTCTTGTGCCTGTATCTTGTCCGGCAGTAGCGCCAGTGACAGTAGTTACATTTGAATTGTAAAATAATCTAAACGCATCGTAGCAAATTAAATCAACAAAACCTGTCACCGCATTTTGCGGGTAGGTGTAAAGGAATTCTGTAATGTAACCAGCGAAGATTGGATACAAAGTGCCATTAAAATCAGCTTGTATTTGTATTTTACGTAAAGGTTGAATATCAGGGTAGTAGGGTGAGCTAGTATTTTGGGGGTCAAAGTAGCCTAATTCATCATTGATTCGCACGGTCGCGGTAGCACTGAGGTATTTGTCTTGCAATACGTTACGGCTGCGGCGCGTAGAAATCTTTAGTACATCTGCCGATACATCAACGATGTCAGGTACAACAGTGCCAAGCTCTGCAAAACCTAGCTGCCCGGTGCCAAGTACTAAAACGGTGCCAAAACTAGCGCCTTGGGTCAGATTGAGTTTCACTATTGGGGTAGCTGGTAATACTGCCATTTAATACACCGTTGAATAATTGATAGGGATGCCTGAGGCTTGATTGTTGTAGATGCCTTGAGTTATTGCATCGACTAAATCGCGCTCTGTTGTGACTGATCCTGAAACATTAACTGTTACATAGGTGCTACCCATGCCGCCCATATTGCTTAGAGGTATAACAGCTTCAGGGCCAGCTTCTCCAATAAGAGCCATAGTTGGATCAGTAACAATGCCGCCTTTAGCCATTGTGGCAAAGGCATCGTTTTTATTAAGTTTGTTTACAAGCGCCTGGCCAGTAAGGGTTGATTGGTACATGTCAGGGCCAAGATAAGCGCCCCCTACATAATTGTTATTAGGACTTCCTATAGAGGTAGCAGGAGGTTTGATATTGGCCAGGGCTAATAGAGCCGCTAAGGCTGCGTTTAAGGTAGCAAGCCACTCTGCAAAGGGGTTAGGTATGTCATTAAGCGAGAAGGCAGCGCCACGCAAGACACCGAGTAGAGCCGCATCCTGGGTAATCATGGCTGCAAACTTGGCCGCGCCTTGTACGTTACCTTCTGCGATAGCCTCTTCAAGATCCATAATCTCGGTCTTAAGCCGGATGCGTACACGATCTTCTTCAGTTTGTTTATTCATGGCCGCAGCCGCTAACTGAATACGATCCATGTCAAAGATTTGATTAGCTTTGTTAAGGAAAGCTGAAGCCTTCTCCAATGCAAGTTTTTTGGCATTTTCGGCGGCTATTTTCCTAGCTGTATCTAATCGAGCCTTTTCATAGGCTAGTAATTGTTTGGCTCGCTTGGCTGCATCGGCTGCGGCTTGTGCGGATTGACGGCGCTCACTTGGGCTGAGCTGCGGTATTAATTTTGTTTTAGGTTGAGATGTGGCAGGTTTCTTAAAGAAGCCGGATGGATCACCTGTTACCAGTAAATCCGCGTACTTCTGTGTACCTTCAATAAAGGCCGCTAGAGATCCGGCTGCAAAATCTAAAGGTGCAGTAATTGTCTTAATTAGCTTCGCGGTTTCGCGTGTAAACCGGGCAGTGTTATTGGCAGCCTCAGCCATTGAGTCTGCAAGATCCTGGGTAGTTTTATCTCCTGATAAGATTTTTAAAGCATCAATGAGGCCTTTGCCGATAACCTCTTTAGCCTGTGTAGCGTTTTCTGCAAGTACAAGCATCTGCCCGGAAAATGTTCCAGCCGCCGCTGCCGCTGATCCTTCCATGCGCTTGTCAATTAAAGTCAAAATTTCATCAAAGGATTTAGATTGCAGCTCTGCCTTTGTCAATCCTGTGTTGTATTGATTAAGCGCCTTGCGATTACCCAGGTAAGCCTGGCTCAATCCCTTAGCGGTTTCTGTGATGCTAATGCCTGTATCGGCTGAAATGTTCAGCGCGGTATTCATTAGTTCTTGTGACTTAGTAACCGAGCCTGTTGCACTAAGCAGGGATTGCATAGCAGGCACGGCTTCGCCACCTGTTACGCCGTAAAGTCTGCCAATCTCTTTTATGTAATTTGTAATAGCAGGGCTGGCAAAGGATAAACCTAAATTCTTTAAACTGTTATTAAGCAGTACTGCCTCACGCTGAGAGTTAGAGAAGGCTCTTAC